TTCGGTAACGCGCAAGTAAAAGGTGAAGGTGCTGGAGTATCATTTGATGATGCACAGGAAACTTACACTGCTAGATACACTCACGAGACTGTAGCTTTAGCATTTGCTATCACAGAGGAAGCTATCGAAGATAATCTTTACGACAGACTTTCTGCTAGATACACAAAAGCTTTAGCAAGATCTATGAGTAATGCTAAGCAAGTGAAAGCGATTGATCCTTTAATCAAAGGATTACCTTCAACTGCTACGTTCAAGTCTGGAGATGGAGTAGCGTTGTTTAGTACATCGCATACTACAGTCTCTGGTCCAAATGTTTCTAACACATTATCGACACAAGCGGACCTTAACGAGACTTCATTAGAAAATTCTTTGATTCAAATCGGGAAAATGACTGATGAAAGAGGACTTAGAATTGCAGCAAGAGGATTGAAAATGATCATTCCTTCGGAGTCTCAGTTTACTGCTGAGAGATTGATGAAATCTCAAGGTAGAACTGGAACAGCTGACAATGATATCAATGCAATCGTATCTATGGGTATGGTTCCGCAAGGATACAGAGTTAACAATTACTTAACTGACTCTGATGCATTCTATATCTTGACAGACGTACCAAATGGTATGAAAATGTTCACAAGAGCTCCATTGACAACTGCAATGGAAGGTGACTTCGATACTGGAAACGTAAGATACAAAGCTAGAGAAAGATACTCATTTGGAGTATCTGACTTCAGAGGTATCTTCGGCGTTGAAGGTGCGTAATCAATAAAATTTATGGGGCCGCCTCAAAACGGCCCCATTTATCTAACAAACTGGTGAGAACATGAAAAAATTTAGAGTCCAAATATTTGCATATCAAAAACATTCAGATTTCATTATTAAATCTTTAGACGGCCCATTAGATATAGAAAATGCTATCATTGACAAACTTGGAAAAAATGATATAACGTGGGAGTCTCTTGGAGAAATGCATGATCCAAGAGTAAATAGAATAACCTATGAGGAGGTTATAGAAGATGGAACAACATCTGCAGGACCTTTACACAAAGAAGAAGGGTCTAGACCTAGAATGGGAGCAGGATCATCTTAAAGAGGGTAGATATACTCTCAATATGGTTAAGATTGACAGAAAAGTCAGAGAAGTAATTAGCCATATAAAACTTGCAGAGGCTAGAAAAGCACATTTGCAAAATAAGGTTGAAGACGCTGCACCCGAAGTTTCAGTAGCTACTTAATAAAAAGCTACATCGTTGAATAAATTCAATTCACATTACAGGCTCTCTTGCGCTCTACTAAAATGTAGTGTATAGTTTTATTACTATACAATTATTAAAAGAACATAGACGCGTATAGTCGACGGCCTAGAGACTATGTTCGGAAACTAGGAGGATATAATTATGGCATCAACAACGTTTAACGGACCGGTACGTTCGGAAAAAGGTTTCCAAGTTGCAACTAAAAATGCAACTACGGGAGCAATAACAACTAGAATGAGTTCAGGTATGCCTGACTTAACTGGTTTATCGGTATCAGATGTAGCAACAGCATCTAGTTTAACACTAGCGGCAGACACTATATCAATAGTAAACTATACAGGCGCAGCAGCTGCTGCTTGCACATTACCTGCAGCAACGCAAGGAACTATTGTAGTTTACGCACAAGCAAAAGACACAACTGGTGGAACAGCTACATTAACTTTTGATGCAGCAGGTTCAGATGTTTGGGCAACTGGTTCAGTAATTGAATCAAGAAATTCAAGTGAAGTAACTTTTGATACTTCAGCATCGGGTGAAACTCAATTAGTTTTCACACCAGCTGACGCTGCAACAAACTTATTCACAACAGGAAGCATGATTGCTTTTATTTGTTATGAAAAAGGAACATGGCATATTGCATCTAAAATGGGTGGCGCAGCAGACGCTACTACTGGTGCATTTGCATTTGCATCGTAATAAATAAACAAACTCGGAGCGCCTGGTGATGCAGGCGCTCTTTAAAAGGAGGACAAAACATGGCAGCAGACACAGTATTAAATACAACTGTATTTGACGGAGCAAAAAAACTTATCACTCACTACAATGTGGTTTCGGGTGATGGAGAAGGAAGCACAACTAAAATAGTTGATGTTTCTAGTTTAGCAACAAACAACGGTAAAACTTGCAAAACTGTAAGACTTAACAAAGTCAGTTTTAATGTTTCTGTAACAGCACCAGCTGATGCGTTACGTATGGACTGGGATAATTCAGGAACAAATATAGTATTTCAAACATTAGCAGGTGAAATGGAATATGATTATTCTAGTTTTGGTGGTTTAAAAAATACCGAGGCTACTAATTTTACTGGTGATGTTAATATAACTTTACCAGCTTGCTCTTCAGGAGACACTGGAACAGTCGTTTGTGAATGGATTAAAGTTTACGAATCGTAGGAGTTTAAATGGCTAATACTACTTCGGGAACAGCAACGTTCGATAAAACTTTTGCTATTGATGAAATAGTAGAAGAAGCTTTTGAACGTATCGGATTGCAAAATGTTGCAGGTTATCAACTTAAATCTGCAAGACGATCTCTTAATATTCTGTTTCAAGAATGGGGTAATAGAGGTATTCACTATTGGGAAATAGCAGATCTCAATATTGATTTAATTGAAGGTCAATCAGACTATGATTTTTTTAGATCAAGTGATGATGGTACAAGTGCTGTTTCTACACCAGCAAATGTTTATGGAATATCTGATGTTCTTGAGGCACAGTTAAGATCAAATAGAACTCAAACAACACAATCAGATTCACCGATGACTAAAGTAGATAGATCTACTTATGCAGGTTTTTCTAACAAATTATCTAAAGGAACACCTAATCAATATTGGGTGGAGAGATTTATTGATAAAGTTAGAATACATGTTTACCCAACACCAGATTCTACAAATGCATCTAAAGATATGCATATTTATTATATAAAAAGAATTCAAGATGTAGGTGATTACACTAATGCAACTGATGTTCCATTTAGATTTGTACCATGCATGATATCTGGATTAGCATATTATTTATCACAAAAATATCAACCACAACTCATACAAGCTACAAAATTAGCTTATGAAGATGAATTAGCTAGAGCATTAGCAGAGGATGGTTCAGCTTCAAGCACATATATAACACCAAAAGCATATTACCCAGGAGCATAATGGCAAAGTACGCAACAGGAAAATACGCACGAGCAATATCAGATAGATCAGGTATGGAGTTTCCATATAAAGAAATGGTTAGAGAGTGGAATGGTGCGTTTGTGCACGTATCTGAATTTGAACCAAAGCAACCACAATTAGAACCAAAACCTATGAATGGTGATGCAATATCTTTGCGTAATGTTAGACCCGACAGAACAGAAACTGCTGTACCTAATATTTTACCTTCAAACGCTTTTACTATTACCAACGGATCATCAACTGTTTCAGTAAATGAACCAGATCATGGTAGATCAACTAGTGATACTGTTAGATTTAGAAATGCGTCTAATGTTGCAAATTTACCTGCTGCAACAATAAATGCATCAGGGGGGTATACAATTACTAAAGTTGATGATAATAATTATACTTTTAGTTCTGGAGTTACGGCTTCAATAACATTAGAAGGAGGAGGTGACATAGCTTCAGCAGGGCCAGTCACAGTAAGCGCATGATAAAACATATTATAAATTTAATTAAGGGTTTGTTCACACCTAAAAAAGAAATGGATCCGCACGAAGAATTATATTTACATACACCAGAACCAGAAATCCCTGTGCATGTTGAAGAAAAACCAGAACATTGTGGTAGTCATTTAAGATATAGAAAAAGCTGTCCAGATTGCATAGCTATTGTAGGAGGTAAATAATGGCTGGATTAAGTGCATCAGGATTAAAAACTCAAATAAGAAGTTATACTGAAACAGACTCTAATGTTTTAACAGATGCTGTTTTAGAAAATATAATTTTAAATGCACAGTATAGAATATTTAGAGATGTACCTATCGATGCAGATAGAAAACAACAAGTAGGTAATTTTGTTGCTGGACAAGAGTCTATTAACTGTCCTGCAGGAGCTGTATTTATTAGAGGTATACAAGTTTATGACACAGCAGGGTCTGAGATTACAGGAGCTAACAGATGGTTAGAGAAAAAAGATGTAACATATCTTCAAGAGTATCAAGATGTAACAGGTACATCAGCAGCTCAAGGTCAACCTAAATATTATGCTATGTTTGGTGGTGCTACAGGAGAGTCTGACACTACATCAGGTAGAATATTTGTAGCCCCAGTTCCAAATACAACTTATAGATTTAGAGTTCATTTTAATAAAATGCCAGCTCTTTTAGAGAATGATGATACTAATTACATTAGTCTTAACTTTCCAAATGGACTATTATATTGCTGTTTATCAGAAGCATATGGCTTTTTAAAAGGCCCGATAGACATGTTGACTTTGTATGAAAATAAATATAAACAAGAAGTACAGAAGTTTGCTAACGAACAAGTTGGTAGAAGACGAAGAGATGACTACACTGATGGC